TATGCAAGATCTAGCCGTGCCTATCGAGTACGACTTCCAAAGAAGTGCAAGTGGTCGGTTTCTAAATACTAAGGACAACATTCAAGGTGTCTTGACTACCCACGGTGTCGATGTCCGTTACAACGTTATCAAGAAAAGATTAGAGATAGACATACCCAAAGCACAATTTATCGCTGACATGCAAGAAGAGGCGAGTTTGATTGAGATAGAAAACAGATGTATCAACATGGGCATACCACATACTAAGGTGCGAGATTATCTCAAAGTTTTGGCTCGTGAGTACAATCCTGTTAGGGAATGGATAGACTCTGTGGCTTGGGATCAGCAAGATAGATTGCCAGACTTTATGGCCTCGTTGGTCACAGAGGAGAGTGACGAGCATAAGGAGATGTTGCTCAAGAAGTGGCTTATTAGTTGTGTGGCGGCTTGTTACGAGCCTGACGGAGTTGAACTTGAGGGCATATTGACCTTACAAGGAGCACAAGGACTCGGTAAAACCTTATGGTTTAAACGCCTATGTGACTACAATAAAGGTTGGCTCCTGGAGGGTGCAACCCTAAATCCATCGGATAAAGATAGCGTCAAAAGGGCGGTTAGCCATTGGATTGTCGAGTTAGGCGAAATCGAGTCGACCTTCAAGAAGTCAGACATAGACCAGCTGAAAGCTTTTGTTACGGCAAAGACGGATGAACTTAGGTTGCCGTATGACAGGGCGTTTACGACCTATCAGAGAAGGACGGCTTTCTACGCTAGTGTCAATGCCAGAGAGTTTTTGACGGACACGTCAGGTAATCGAAGATTTTGGGTACTCGCAGTCAAAGATATAAATGTTAATCATGGGGTCAACATGCAACAGTTGTGGGCACAGGTCAAAGATACCTTGTATGTACCTGGCCAAAAGAATTGGTTTTTATCGCCAGATCAAAGACAGATGTTGCAAGAAACAAATGAAATCTACAGAACACAATCTAGTGTGGAGGATTTAATATTAGAACATGTCAAGTTTGGTAGTGAAGATACGTCACCTGTGCAGATGACAGCTTTGTTGCGTGATTTAGGGATTAAGTCACCTCGTATGCCAGACTTCAAAGAGGCAGCACGAGTGTTGCATGAGAGAGGTGTTGAGCCCCGCAGATCTAATGGTAAAAAAATATACGACCTAGAATATAGCCCGGTTGAAGAGAAAAGCAGTAGCACTTTAAGTTTTAGTGATTGGAGCAATGACTAAACTTTTAATAGGTGATTGTCGTGAAACTTTAAAGTCTTTAGAGGATCAATCTATTAATACAGTCATTACCTCACCGCCCTATTTCGGTTTGCGTGACTATGGAGAAACAGATCAGCTTGGCTTAGAAAATACTCCACAAGAATTTGTTGATAATTTGGTTGCAGTATTTAGAGAGATAAGACGTGTGTTGCGAGATGATGGCACAGTTTGGCTAAACTTAGGTGATAGTTATGCTATGAGCAGTATGAGGGGTGTAAAACCGAAAGACTTAATTGGTATACCTTGGAGAGTTGCATTTGCTTTACAACAAGACGGGTGGTATCTAAGACAAGATATTATTTGGCACAAGCCTAATCCTATGCCAGAGAGTGTCAAAGATCGTTGTACTAAAGCACACGAGTACATATTTTTACTCAGTAAAAGTCCTAAGTATTATTTTGATAATGAGGCTATCAAAGAAGAGGCTAAGTTCCCAAATGGGCCTGATTCTCCAGATAAAATCAAAAAAGGGGTAGGACAGCATGGTATGGACACTAGAGGTGGTTTGGCAAAAATCACAGCTCTGCCATACAAAAATAAAAGATCTGTGTGGACAGTAACTACAAAGCCATTCAAAGAAGCGCACTTTGCTACTTTTCCTATGGATTTGATTGAGCCTTGTGTGTTAGCAGGTTGTCCAGAAAAAATATGTATTGGTTGTGGGACACCCTATAAACGAGTTATGCAAAAGCCAAAACAACTGGTTGTAGAGAGAAACAAAAGAAGTGGACATGATGACAGAAAGGTAGGTGGAGTATTAGATAAATACAATAGAGAAAATCCACCGAAAGATTTAGGCTTACAAAAACAATGCGATTGCGAAACTAATGAAACAAAAGTTGGCACAGTTTTAGATCCTTTTGGTGGTAGTGGGACAACTGCACAAGCTGCTCACAAGCATGGACGTGATTGTGTCTTGTGTGAGCTTAATGCTGATTACGTCCCTTTGATAGAAAAAAGATTAAATGTTGGGGATATTTTTATGCAATTGGAGGTAGTTAATTATGCAAAAAAAACAACTAGCGAAGCTTAGTGTTGGGATCTCTTTTGTGGCCTTAATGGCTTATTTAATTGTCTATAAATATCAAAGATGGGGGTGTATTTTGGTGTGTGGGGATTGGTACGATGAGTGAAGGTGCACTCATTATTTTCGGTTTGGTCTATTTTGTGGTCGTTGTGCTACTTGTAATTATTAGCAAAGATGATAAGTAAGTTTGCAAATCTCTACAAAAAACAAGTGTGGCAAGTGTTAGCAAGAGGGTATAATAAAAAAATGCCAACCTGTGTTATAGCCTTTATTAGTAATGGTTATAGACTACTAAGTGTTATAGTGTGTTATATTTACAACAACATAATTAACATGGTGCTCAAATACAATTGAGCGGGTGTAAATATAGTGTTATGAAAAGCTATACCCTCACACTTATAGATTGGTTAGAATATAATAAAGTCCATGAGCAGATCACCAGGTAGACCAAGAAAACCTAAGAAGCCAATCGTAGATGCACCTTTGCATTTTGATAAAAGTGAAGAACATGGCTTGACCGAAATGCAAACCAGTTTCGTCTGGCATTACACCGAAGGTGCTTGTGGTATGACCGAAGCTGCCAGAAAAGCTGGTTATGAATTTCCAAGCCAGGCTGCTAACAAATTGTTGAATGGTAAGGACTTTCCCAATGTGGTTAAGGCTATCAAGATCAAGCAAGAGGAGTTGGCAGAAAAGTATGCGATCACACCACAAAAGACTGGCACGATGTTGTGGAAAGTTATGGAGAGTGCTTACGAAAGTGGGCAGTTCAATGCAGCGGTGTCAGCAATAAAAGAGCTTAATCAACTTGCTGGTTTATCCATAAATAGATCTCAAAACATAAACATAAATGCCAACTTGGAGAAGATGTCCCGGGAACAAATCAAAGAAAGATTGGCACAATTACTTGGTGCAGATTCTTCCACTTACTCAGCAAAAGATAAATAGGTTTGTAACTTCGTATTGGCACTCTTTTATTTTAAAGCAAAAAATCTCAGAAAAATTAACTTGTCGTCTGTAGCCCTCTAAACATAAGGCTTTCGAGCTATGCAAAGAATTATAATAACTTGCAAGAAAGTACAACTTGTGCTCACAACAATAACAGGAGTCCCAGGGATCAGTTTTTTCCTGGGCTTTTTAGGTTTAAGGGACCCCTACACCCCAAAAATGCCAGACGCGACAACAGTTGTAGTTATAACTAACTTAACCACACTAAATCACCAAAAAATATGATTCCTTTGGTTTGCAATTTTTTGTAAATTTTAAGACAATCAAATCATGGAAAACTTTTTAGCTTTCTTTGGTTCAACAATAATTCTTGTGATCCTATTTTTCACAACTTATTGTTCGTTTCATATTGTGGAAGAGAAAAAAAGAGGTGAAAGCATTAAACTTCCCTGGGAAAAAAAATGACGAAAAAAAAATGCAAGATCTGTAAAAAAAATTATCCGTTGGATATGTTCAAAAGGTTTCAAATCAAATATAAAGTTTTTACAAACTTGATCTGCAAGGCTTGTGAGTCGTGAATGAACCTAATTTGCCCAAGCATGGCATAACTGGACTATCAATTACCCAAGAACAAGTTGATTTGTTCATGGATTACTTGATCGACAAGAAGCCAGAGGTAGCTCAAGTCCACTCTGGTGCCGAAAAAAACGAAAATAAGTCAATTAGGGACGCAGATCTGTACTTTATTGACCCAAAAGCTGAAAGATTGTACAAAATTCTTAATAAAATAGCGGTTTCTGCCAATAAATACTTCAATTACAACATAAATGGCATAGAAAAAGCCCAGATCATACGCTACAAAGCACCGAGCAAAGGTTATGAGTACCACATGGACATAGGGCCAGAAGGCACATCGGCTTTACGCAAGATAAGTATGAGTTTATTGCTCAACGATAACTATGAAGGGGGCGAGATTTGCTTTCGTTCCAGCGAGTCTGAAAAATGCACACGTCCACAAGTCGGTGAGGTGGTCTTGTTTAGTTCCTTTCTTTCACATAAAATCAAACCTATAACGAAAGGTGAACGGTATGTTGTTGTTACTTGGTTTACCGGGACTCCTTTCCGCTAGAAAAAAATATGGCTAAAGAAATACAAGATCAATTTGCAGATGTAGACATTTTCGATGATTTACCCATGCAAGAGCGACCAGAGGGCATGAAAGTTGTTGATGCCTTACTAGATTTAAAAAACAGATTGAATTTGCAACAAGGAGATAGTTTGTCCGAAAATATTGACAATGCTATTGAGTCTTTAATGTTAGAAGAAATAAATAAAAGACAAAATTTTTTACGTGTGCGTAAAAATCCAGACATGCCAGAAAAACAATCTTATATTTTAGAGAAAGAATTGCCTGTTGACATATTTGATAGAACAACAGTCTATGCCAAAGAAAAAAGTATCCCCTTTCAAAGTGAAACAGTACCCGAAGTAGGTGTGCAGTTCGTGAAAAAATTTCAAGAAGGTGGTGCAACTGAGTTACCAAGTTTGCAAGAACAATATCAAGACGAGGATATTTTCGACACCGAAAGCAGACTGGCTCGGATCACAGAAGGTTTAGAGCCTGGTGCTAGAGTAGAGCCAGTAGAATTGACACCTGCCGAAGAAAGGGTCGCGGGTCTTGCGGGTTTGTTACAGAAAGGTGGTGAGAAAGGTGTACCTTTACTCGGAACTTTTGAAGACCCTCGCCAAGCATATCAGATGTCACAAAAACTTTTACGTTTGGTTGACCCTAGACAACAAGGTGGCATAGGTGAGTTTTTACCTGGTTTTTCTTATGAGTTGGCAAGAGAAAGAAAAGACCCATTAGGCCAAGGTTTGAGTTTATTAGATCTTATTCCTGGTGGTGGTCTGATTAAACCTGGTGTAAAAACCGCAGCTAAAAAAATTACACTCGATCAAAATATTAATAAAGAACAATTTGGACAATTAGCTGATA